ATAATTTCATTTATCATTTCTTGCAACTTTTCATTTGTTACTGACATATCTGCACCACCACCACCACCTAATGCTCCTGGATCCTGTACTCCTACAATAGTATCTTTTGGACTAAATTTTTCCATTGGTTTTCCAGGTCTTGAAATGAAATCTTGAGCTTCTGCACCAGCTGATGCTCCAGCTTCTTTAGATTTATCATCACCACCACCACCACCAAAAAGTTTACCAATTAAACTTCCCATAGCTTTAAAAGCAATATAAGCCAAAGTTAAAGGCCAAAATGCAATTGCTAATGCTATCTTAATTATTTTTCCTAAGCCCTTCATAAATGTACCAAAAGCTTGAAATTTCTTCATCAGAAATGAAACTATACCAACAACACCCAATATAGCAAGTGGTATCCATACCCAAGGAGCTGCCGCCAACCAACTCGCAACAGCAATAACACCTATAATTGCACCTATAACAGCTAAAATTTTAACAAGTGGCATTAAAATTGGCATAAACACTTTAATTCCTTCTATAATTGGTTTAAGTACTGTAAATATTACAGAAACTGCTGTACCTATTAATTTAAAAACAGGAAGTACTGCTGTAAATAACGTCATACCAAGTTGTTTTACTTGTGCTACTATATCCAGAAATTTTTTCTTTGTAGCTTCTAATGCTTTAGCTTGAGCATCTCTCGCAGCTCTTTCTTCAGCTGTCATATTATTTAAAACTTCTTGATCTCTAACCATTTTACCTAATTCACTAACAGATAATCCGAATGCATCTGCCATAGCTTTTCTTTGAAGTGTATTCATTTCGTTAAATTCTGCTTCATTTCCAACTTGTTTCATAACCTCTTTTTGCATTCCAACCAAATCACCTTCAAGTGCTAATCGCCGAGCCGCATCAGTATTAATTTGTCTACCTAACATCATTGATGCATTCATTTGTGCTTCTATAGAAGATTCAAAATCTAACAAACTTTCTGCCATATTTGATACTGTACCTAAATTTAATCCAAGTTTCTTTGCTTCTATAGCAGCTTCCATAACATTATCACCACCATCTTTAGCAAATTGTGCGAAAAAATCAGTATTTTGTGCTACATCCGCCATAACTTGTCCTGGCGCAACACCTGCTGCTCTTGCTAATTCTGCAGTAGCTTTCATTTGATTAGTTAGTTGTTCTCTAGTTGCACCAGAAACAGATTCCATAATTCCTAACAAAGTTGCAGAAGTACTACCAGCAATACCAAATTCAGTATTCATTTTGGACATAGTAACTAATGTTTCTTTAGTAACATTATCAAAACTTCCAAACTCATCTACTAAAGCCATAGCAGTTTCTTTCACTTCTGCTGAATCTATTCCTAATCCTTTCATTTCCCAACTAGCAGCCATTAATGTTGCTTGTAACTTTAAAGTTTCACCAGCACTTAAACCTAATTCCTTCTGAAGTTCCATTCCTGCTTTAACCATATCAAACATAAATTTAGCAGCCATTGCTATAGCTGCACCAATTGCCAACATCAATCCTGCAGGAGTTTTCAACATCGCACCAAAACCTTTAGCTTGAGATTTTAATCCTTCGAATTTTTTTCCAATATCTCCAGTCATTTCTCTCATTTTTTCTTCCGCATCACCAGCTTTTTCTTGATAATCACTTACATCTTTTCCTAAATTAACACTCTCTTTCATTGCATCTACTTGAGCAAGAAGTGCTTTACCTCTATCTACATCACCCTTCTTTATTAACTTATAAGCTTGTAATTCAGTTCCCTTTAACTTATTCATATGTTCTGCAATATCAGCAGATGTTAATTGACCTTGCACTGCTTTTAAATTCAATTTTATTTGATCTGATTGAAGTTTTGATAAACTCTGCTCTTGTTTACCTTTTTGTTTAGCATTATGTAACATCATTTTTTCAATGTCATTTTGTTTAAGAGAATCCTGAAGAAGTTTCTTTTGATTTTTATTAAGATTATTAATTTCTTTAAGTTGTGCTCTTAAAGTCTTTAATTGTTCAATTTTAGCTTTAGAAAGCATACCATGAGTTTTTAACTCATCTTTTAAAGCAGTTACTCTAGCTTTAATATCTTGTGCGGTTTCTCTTTTTTCAGCCATAATTTGTTATTCTTATTTGATACCCATTAATTTCATTGCTTTATCGTTCTTAGCTGCAACAACCTTTGCTCTTTTATCTATTTTCTTTTTAAGTGCTTTTAATTCTGGATCTTTGTCTAATGCAGATTCAACATCATCTGGAAGGTCTTTACCTTTTAATGCAAAACCAAAAAGTTTTTGTGCCAACCCCTCTAATACTTTTTTGTCATACTTTTCTAATAATTTCATTATATACTCCTAGAATTTTCAATAACGAATGGAATGATTCAATAATAAATATAACAACTGATAAAAATGTTACTTGCCACGAGGAAGTCCAGGTTTACTCATCCCTTTAGATTGTTTGGATTGCTTTTCGATTTCTTTTTTCTCATCTTCGTAAGCTTTTTGAAGTCGTTTTAGATAGAATGTACGAAGAAATATAGGCAAATTATAAGCTTCAGTAAAAGAAAATCCTCCTTTACTATAAAAGATTAAATTAAATATTTGTTCGTGTATATTGGGTTTATCTTCGGGCTGCAGGCCAAAGAAACTGGACGGTCATAGGGACCGTCATCTCCTCTTCATATGCACATAATGAACATTCAAAAAGGTATGTCATATCAACATCAGGTAAAGTAGATTGTAAATGTCTACGAAACTCTAATGAATCTCTTGATAAAAATTGTTCTTCTACGAATTTATTAACCTTAGTTCTATTACGTTCACCATCAACTGCTATAATAGTTTTCTTCATACGTGTAGTAATTTCTGGATCTATACCAGTACCTTTGGTAATCTTTTTCATAGCTTTCATTTCTTCATCTATATCACGTTCATCTTTTTGTGTGAGGAATTTATAAGTAAGTTCAACTTTAGTAGCTGGAAGTTTAAAAGTAAATTCATTCGTACCTTTATCTTGCTTTGAATTATCAACTACTTTATCTTTAAATGTGGTTAAATCAATGGAATCTTTATTATGTTCTGCACAAGCAGGACAATCAACTTCAAAATTATACTCTTTACCATATCCAAGAATTCTAGCAGCAACCATTAAACCATTCTTATCCCCAATTAACATAGAATCTAAGTTAACTTTTTCGTCTACTACAAGAGCTTCAAGTAACTTATCAATTACAATTCCTTTACGAATTAAATTCTGTGAAGTAAGAATATCTTCTTCTTTTGCTGTCATATACTTAATTTCGATTTCTCCACTTGACAATGGATCGTCATTTGAATAATAATATCCCTTAGAAGGCAAAGTAACTACCTCTGTAGGAAATTTAGTTTCAGGCATGCTGAATCTCCTTTGTTAATATTAGATGTAAAATCTGGAATAGACTTTATAACCATTCCATAACCTTTAAAATTTAATTTTTTTTATTTAGCTTGATTTTCCTACAGCGTCACGAACACCATACAGACCTAATGCTGCAAGAACACCAAATACTGATTCTGGAATTTCAATTCCGAACTCACCAGCGATACTAGCTGCACAAACAACAACTGCTGTCCAAATTGTTTTTGACTTATACCAAGATTTATCTGCGATAACTGACATAGTATATCTCCATTTCTTTAATTATATATATCGAAGTTAATAAAAAATAACCTATAAAAATTAGAATTGTAATATTGCGTAATCATACCTTAATGTTAGGGTTACTTCTACTGGATCATTTGTGGCCCAATCTAAATCATTAAAAGTTGCTGTTTGAATCCAAGCACCTTTCATTGTCCACTCTTCTACTATATCACCAACAGGTCCTAAAACATTCAAAGTAATATCTTTCTTATAGAAATCAGAATATCCATCTCTACCTGTTACAGATTCATGGGATAATCTAACCCATTCCATAACTGCTTGTGCTGCAGAAGGTACAACTGGATCATACAAAGTACATTCTAAAGTTTCCCAAGTTCCTTTACCTTTAACCCACCTTTTTACATTAATATGATTTAATTCAATCTCTTCAAATGCAATTGTTGGTCTGTTTGCTGTCTTAACAAGGTATGCAGGAATCCCTTCCATATACATGATGTAACGATTTTTAGTCTTCGGTTCAAATGGTGTAAACATTATCTCAGAAGGATCAAGTAATTCAGGCATTCTGTTTCTCCGATTATTTAATTATTACTTTACTTTCATATATAAATATAACAAACCTAAAAAATTCATCATCATCTTATCATTAAAAAAACTATACATTCTTAACAGTTTTTTAGAAGTTTTATTTTATACAATAAAAAACCCCTCATAAGAGGGGCTTTTTACTTTCGTATGACTACGATTATATGTTATACTCTATTATAAATCAAATTACTCTGGAAATGTTGCTCCAGTAGGTAGTATAACGAAATCTAATACGATGAACTCTGCTGTTCTTGTAGGTTGAATGAAGATTTGACCAACTAATTGGTTTCTATCCACAACATCAGGTGGATTATTACTGTCATCCATTACTACTTTAAAAGCGGAAAGTCCACTGTTAGCCTGTACTGATTCTAAGAAAGGATTCACAATATTCATGAATCTATTTCGTGTCGTTGCATCATTTTGCTCAAACACTAAATATCTACTTGAACTTGCAATAAACTTCTTCAATTTAATCAACAAT